CCTACGCCTAATGGGCTACAACAAGTTAATTATTTTATTAAAAAAGAAAATTTGTCCGGAGTAGAATTAACAATCAATAATAAAATCTTAGGATGTGCGGAAAACCACATTCTACTTAGTGCAGGCTGTGATATATTTGCCAAAGATTTGACTATAGGAGATTCGATTGATACTATTAATGGACCGGCAGAAATAACAAATAAAACATCAATTAAATGTGATGATTATTATGATGTTAGCATCAATGCCCCTCATCTTTATTACGACGGAGATGGAATTATTCATCATAATACAATCATGACTGCGGCTCTTAGCAAAAGCGTAGAAAAGTATGGTAGGTCAATTGTGATTGTACCAAACAAAAGCTTGGTAACGCAGACTGAAGAAGATTATGTCAATCTTGGATTAGATGTTGGTGTTTATTTCGGTGATCGTAAAGAATACAATAAAACTCACACTATCTGTACTTGGCAATCATTGAACAATCTACTAAAGAACACTAAAGCTGGCGAAGCTGATATACCTATTAACGAATTTATTGATAATGTTGTATGTGTCATGGTTGACGAGTGTTTTGACGGAGAAACGAGGGTGTTGACCACGCACGGATATGTTCCTATCAAGAACATTAAATCCGGTGATAAAATAATTAATTATTGCGAACAGACCAAAATCTTCAAAGAAGATACGGTGATAAAACAGCACCATAATCTTACCGTATCTTCCCTTGAAAAAATGTATGAGCTAGAATTTGATAATGGAAGTGTAATCAAGGTTACTGGAAATCATAAGTTTCTAACAACTCTAGGATGGTGCCGAGCAGATGAACTTACTGAAAATCATGAAATCGTGAACAAATCATAAATACACATCTTTCTAAATTTGATGAAAAAACCGCAATAAAGATAAGGAAGTTGTATGAAATTAGTAAGAAAAACTGAAATAGATAAACCTGATGAAGTGTTCAATCTTCACATTGAAAATGATCATAACTATGTGGTCGATGGTGCAGTAGTATCTAATTGTCATATGGCAAAAGCAGATGCCCTAAAAACTCTATTGACGGGCGTGTTCAGTCAAGTACCCATCAGATGGGGACTAACAGGAACTATCCCTAAAGCCGAGTATGAAAGGACCTCATTACTAGTAAGTTTAGGTCCTGTTATCAATAAACTTGCTGCAAGCGAGTTGCAAGATTTGGGAGTCTTAGCCAAATGCCATGTAAACATTGTACAATTAAAGGATGAAGTCGAGTTCTCAAACTATCAAAGCGAATTAAAGCACCTTCTTGAAAACGAAGAGAGACTAGACAAGATAGCTGAACTTATTAGTAAGATCAACGAAACGGGCAATACTTTGGTCTTAGTTGACAGAGTAAATGCTGGCAAAGAATTGGTTACTAGACTTCCTGATTCGGTTTTTGTAAGTGGTGAAACTAAACTAACAGAAAGAAAAGAAGAATACGATGAAATCAAAACAAGCACAAATAAAATATTGGTTGCTACTTATGGCGTTGCTGCTGTTGGAATTAATCTTCCTAGGATCTTTAATTTGGTTCTTATTGAGCCCGGTAAATCATTTGTTAGAGTTATTCAAAGCATTGGTCGTGGCATAAGAAAAGCAGAAGATAAAGACCACGTTGAAATTTGGGATATCACTTCAAGTTGTAAGTTTGCCAAGCGCCACTTGACGCAGCGCAAAGTATACTATAAAGAGGCTAACTATCCTTTCAGTATGGAAAAATTAAGTTATTGATTCTTTGATTAATAGGTGCTATAATATCGATATGAAAATTTTAACATTAGAAAATACCAGTTACAATCTAGAAACTCTTCCCGAAGAAATTGATGATTTGCGATTTGCCATTTTAGACAACTCTACTCCGGCAAATGTAGACTATCATTATATTCCCTTAATCTTTCTAGAATCATTTAATGCACCTGCACTAGTGCTTAAGATAGGATCTTTTAAGATCAAAATGCCACTAGATTGGCAGATTTTAATTGGTGAAAACGATCATGGTGACTTAGAAACACTACCCCTTACTAGTTTGAATGATAGGGGATTTAGTGCGTTTGAGTTTAACCCACTATCGTCTTTCTCTCCAACTTTCTTGCCCATTGAGATTTTAGACATATATAATGAAGTTACTTGGTATGCTCCTAGGCTAAGAAACGGGCAGTTTTTGTGCGTTCCATTAGAAGACACGCCCAAGCCCAAGTGTGTTTACTTTGTCAAAGAGATTAGCAGAAATTGCGAAATTGTAGATTACAACTTAGTTTTTTAAGGAGACTATATGTTTAAGTGGTTTGATAACTGGTTCTATAACCAATGTAAGAAGGCTTGGGACAGAAAACATGTACCCGCTATAGTGTTGAATGATGAGTTAGATACCTGCACTCAACCCCGACCTGATATTAATCTATCAGGTACTGGAGTATCATTTACTGTTTATAATGCTAGCGGCGGATATGTCGTTCAGCATTATGTTTTGATCCAAGATAAAAGAGGAATTGTAGAATCTGTGCCCAGACTGACTATTGTAACTAGAGATCAAGATTTGGGAGAAGTACTTGCTCATATTATGACTTTAGAAGCACTTAAAAACTAATGGCAAAAGCAAAAACAAAAGCACCAGAAGATGAAAAATTAGAACAAGTAGAATTTAGTTTGTTCGAAGCCATTGCAGCTTGTGATCGTAAAGACTATGGCTGGTGGGATCGTCTTACCCCAGAACAGCAAAAGAAGTTTCATCCTTATGTAATGCTTACTTTTCTAAGTTCAGTCAAGTCTAGCAGGGCTATGCAAGAGTTTCATGTGCTTAGCGTCAATGAAATGGCTAACAAGTACGCACTACACGAAGTAGTTAGCAAGCATCCAAAACTGCAATGGCTAATGCTGTGTGCTGCTACGTTAGGTAAAGGCAAGCAGTATCATCAGTGGATCCCAAACTTGCGTCCTAAAGTAACTAAGTTACAAGAACCCGCTACAGTAAAAGAAATTAGCGAATACTTTAGTAAAGTATATCCAGATGCTGACGAAAATTTGATAAAAGAAATTTCAGAAAATTTTGTCAAACAGCATAAAAGAAAAGTGTATCTTTCAGATAGATTTCCTAACTTAAAGATTGACGATATAGATTTATTAAACAACTTGGTGACTGATGAAGAAATTGAAAAGTACGAAAGAGACCTCGGAAACTAAGAACAGTTGCGAGTTTTGCAATCGTAGTTTTATTAGAGAGTCTACCTTAATCAATCATTTGTGTGAATACAAGCACAGATGGATGAATAAGGACCATCATGGTAACCGTGTAGGCTTTCAGTCTTGGTTACAGTTTTTCAATAAAAGCAGCCCCAATCACAAGACTAGAACATATTTAGACTTTATCAAAAGTTCTTACTATACAGCATTTGCTAAGTTTGGCAGTTACTGCGTAGATGCTAGAGTAATCAACATTCCTAGATATGTAGATTGGCTGCTTAAGAATCAAATTAGAATCGATTCTTGGAATACAGATACAAATTACACTAAGTTTATTATCGCTTATCTCAAGGATGAAGATCCACTAGACGCTATTGCCAGAAGCATTGAAACAACTATGAGATTGGCAGAAGCAGAAAAGTTACAAACTAAAGATTGTTTGCGTTACGGCAATCGTAATCGTCTGTGCTATGAAATCACAGCGGGCAGAATTAGTCCATGGATGCTTTATCATAGTGAGAGTGGTAAAGAGTTTTTGTCTAGTCTAGATGAAATACAAGTTAAACTAGTAGTCGATTATATTCAGCCAGAGCAGTGGGCTATAAAATTCAATCGTGATCAAAATATAGTGCAGCAAGTCAAAGAACTATTGAGCCTGGCTGGCTATTAATGACTTACTACAACTACTACGACGGGGTAGATTGGGAAAACACTAAGCCTGGATGGTACGAAGCGTCTGTAAATCTAAAACATTATGATTCAGTAATGGAATGGTTACATAAAAATATAGGAAAATACGAAAGACATACCAGATGGCATATTTTTGATGAAACTATGAAATTTAAGTTTAGATATGAAAAAGATTGTATGATGTTTATATTACGTTGGTCATAATGGCTAACATACCACTCGACTTTCAAGACTACGATGACGATGATCCTAATATTGAATTTAGACGATCTAGGCAAAAGTATTGGTCTGCTCTAAAAGAACTTAAGCGGGAATATTCTGACGAGGATAATATTTCTTTTATCCAGTGGGTAGAAGAAAAATATGGATTTATAATCACCCTAGAGAACGGGATAGGGATTTCCGACGTTTATACGGTGGTAAATGAAGCAAAATTCGTATTTTTCAAGCTAAAGTATCTGTAAGTCATTGATTCTATTGGGAATATAATAGTTGACAACAGGCTGACTAAATAGTATAGTATTAAACATAGAGAAGGGTAGACCATCTCTAACACAAAAACAAGGAGTAGATCCAGATGAAAAAGAACAAATCTCAGGGTTGGACCGATCACGGTGTCGAAGCAAGACGCTATGACCTAGCAGTGGTAATTGGTCGCTTTCAGCCCTTTCACAATGCCCATGAAGAACTGATTGAACGAGCCAAAAAGCACAGCGACAACGTCCTGGTACTGATTGGTAGTTCATTTATTGCCCGCAACATCAAGAATCCGTTCACTTATGACGAGCGAGTTCAGATGCTGCCCAAAGGTGTAGTGTCTGCACCTATCGAGGACGAACTTTACAATGACCAGCATTGGGTAGCCCGCGTTCAACAGGAAGTTGAAAACGAGCTGAGCCAACTCTATGACGATATCAGCGAATGCACCGTTTGCATCGTGGGTCATGAGAAAGACGATAGCAGTCAGTATCTCCGCTGGTTCCCTCAGTATACATTTGAAGAGGTGCCCAGTCTTGCAGTGCTGGACAGCACCCGAATCCGCGACATTCTGTTCGGGAACGAAATGATTCCAGCAGATGTTATGCCCCTCCGAGTAGAGAACTTTATCCGCGAATGGCGTAAGTCTAATTCGGAAATCTACAAGAACCTGTGTGATGAACACAAGTTCATCAAAGATTACAAGCAGATGTGGAGCGCGGCGCCCTTTCAGCCCGTGTTCGTTACTACTGATGCAGTAGTCATCTGTCAGGGCCACATTCTTTTGATCAAGCGTCGCATGGCCCCGGGTAAGGGTCTTTGGGCTCTGCCCGGAGGCTTCTTGGGTACTAACGAAAAGATTGAAGATTCTATGATCCGCGAGTTGGAAGAAGAGACTCGCATCAAGGTCAGCAGCGACATGCTGCGAGCCTGCACTAAGGGTAATCATGTATTCGATCATCCCCGCCGTAGCGAACGGGGCCGGACGATCACTCATGCTTATCTGGTTGTCTTGCAAGAGCGCACTCTTCCTAAAGTGCGTGGATCAGACGATGCCGAACGCGCTAAGTGGTTTCCGCTTTCGGAGTTTTATGACATGACAGACCAGCTCTATGAGGATCATTGGAGCATAGCCAGTCATCTTATAAACCGTTGTTAGATTTTAGGCCCCAATTCCAAGTACCGTCATCATTATAGACCCGTTTACGAAGTTTAGATTTTGCTGAATATTCGGGTCTTTTTTGTCCTTTTATCTTGGGTCTACTGCCGGTTCTTTTTGCATTACAAGCCCTACTACAACATCTATTCTCTTTCTTAGGATGATGCAACAATTCGTTTTTCACAAATTTACATTGACATACGGGGCATTGATATTCTCTATCTTCTCGAGGCATGGCATTTTTCTTACCCATAATTCGGGCTTGTACGGAAGAAAGTTTTTTATGTTCTTTAGTTCCGATCCATGTATCAAGACCTAACTTAACCCGTTCTTTACGTTCGGCCCATCGTGCTTTCATTTTTTCACGGGTTTTTTCTGAAACTGTATGCCCTGAAAGTATTCGACTCATCTTTTCTTTGTGTTCTGTAGAATGTTTTTTACCTTTGAATCCGTGTGTAACGTGTGGGGCCGATGACATGTTATACCAATCTCGGCTGTTAACCGCATCAAATTCCGAAATAAAATATTCTTCTAAGAAGTTTAAATCAGCCTTAGAAAAAGCAAAGGCTATTATTTCTCGCTCAAAGTTTACAATTCCGTATTTTCGTATTGCGCGATTGATAGCGCGACCAGAACCAAAGTATATAACATCAACTGGCTTACGCGATTGGCCAACGTACCGTTTTCCATTTATTCGGTTAGTAGTAATGTATATAAATCCAAAAGGCTTCATACAAATATTTATACATCTAAGAAAAAGGTTGACT